TTGACATTGACTTCGCATACGTCCCTAGCACCCCAGCTTTTTGAACTGCCATAGATACAAGCTTGAACCACGTTCCAAATCGGATATGAATAAGCCATTTAAATATTCGTCCTTTCTGACTGTGATTATATATTATTTAATCGTGAATATAATATCTTTTTTCATGGCTCAGGGTTCAGGGTTCAGGGCGTACGGTTCATGGCTCAGGCGTCAGGGTGCATTGACCATATATCAGGATTTAATAAAACATAAAAAAGTAAGATTATTCAGTAAGTTTTATTATTAATTAGGATTATTTAAATTTTGTTTAATATTGTTTTGAGCTGGGATAATAACCCCAGCTCAAGGAAAGAAAGTTATTTTTTCTTAAGTTCAGGTTGTAATTCTAACCATTCTTTAAACGGATTATAACTTTTAGGATTACCGCTTTTTATTTTTAATTTAATTTCTTTTTGTTCAGACTCATAATCAAGTTTTTCTTGAAGTATTTTTTCAAGATCATTAACCGCATTTTGATATCCGTCAATTTCTGATTTTTTAGACAATTCATACATATACTCATCACAATCAGAAGTATCTAGCCATTTATCAAATTTATCTTGTTTATGATTTAATCTAACTTTCATTTTAGAAATCAAATCTAATTTAAGTTCTAATAATTTAGTCATAGTAAGAATATATAATAATTTAGGATAATTTAAAAGCTTGATTAATCATACTACAAACTTCTTAGATAGCTCTGTATGCTTCTTAAAATGGATTTTTTTATAAGATATTTTGAGATTTTTTGAGAGTTAGCCCTGAAACATGGCGTCAAAGTTTCAGGGCTGATTAATAAAAAAGATTAAGCGACTAAGCTTAACCCTACTTCAAGAGCCTTATCTGTAATAGTAGTATCAGATAAAAGAACTTCCTGAGTTCTCATCTGAATAGCCTTATCACTATTACCGCCTTTAAGATGGCTCTCATTATAACTAATAGCATTAAAAGCTTTCAGCAAGTTATCAGTCTTTACAGATTGTAAATCATTACCTGTATTTTTTAACTTGTGAATTTTGCCATTAGCTTCATAGATATCATGAAAAGCGTTAAAGCTTCTTTTTACATTAGCATTAACTTTGAAATCCTGACTATCAGAATTAAACTTTTTATATGAAAAGTTTTTATCTTTTAATAGCTCAGGCTGGTAAACCATAAGGCAATACTTAATCAAATCATTTTCTTTGATTTTTTTACTTGCCAATTTTTCCAGCTTTTCTTGATAGGTTGTCATTTGAGATGTTGCAATACCATGATCTTCTTTAAATTGTTTTTCTAAATCATTGGTAAAATCAACTCTATGAGATATTAAACCATCAACTTTAGCGCCTGATCTTAAAGAAGCGCTTAGAGTGTTATTACAAACAACTCTAATATTTGATGATCTAATTCTAGCCTTATCGCGTCCTGAGTGATAATTAGCAAAATAAATATATTGCTCTATCTTATCACCACCAGCCAATTCAAAAGAATTATTTGTCTTAGCCATTAGCAAAACAATTCTACCACCGAATAAGCTTATTGCGGTTTCCATTGTTGCCATACCTGAGTCAATGTATTCTTTAAAAAATTTAGCCTGACGTGAGTTTTGGATAATGTTATATTGATCAGTCACCCATTGAGTACTAACAATTTGTTCAGGAACTTTTGTTCCGTCAATTCTCTCATGAGCTTCTCTGACTAGTGAAAAATATTTATCACTAGACATGATAACATTATCGTGGGTTGTCCATTGAATTGGTTTTTTAAAAATATTCCAATCCAAATCAGCGTGATTTAAAATCTGATCAGGTGTTAGATCAGAATTTACTTTTCGTCCTAAACCATGCCAAGGAACATCATTTGCCCAAGCCATAGTTTCTACTTCATGTGCCATATTATTCTCATTTCTTGACGCCATGCTATTTTTATACATTATTTGAGCGTGAATAAAAGTATTTTATATAAAAAAAGTTAGGATATTTTAGTTGAAAAAATTCTAAATATATCCATACAAATAGTATGAAACAAAAATCATATTACTATTTCGTATTATCTACGACCGCCGATAGCGACGATTACAACTGCAATTATTGTCACGCTGAAAATTTTCTATTTTTAACAAATAAAAAACTTAGTTCAAAACCTAATGATTTAGAAATCTACGGTGAGATTATTGAAGAAGCTTGGGATAGTTTATATACGAATTATGAAGTTAAAAGTTTAACAAAGCATGAGTTTGAATGTATGAGTAGAATTTTTAAAGTTATAGTAAACGAGCTGGGGCAATAGCCCCAGCAAGAGAATAATGTTAGCTTAAGTGTTGCTGGTTTTCATTGACGGTGAGAACAACATCAGAGTTTTTAGATTTTCTGCTGGACGCCATGTCTTTTAGCTTCTGCAATCTATCCTGTGATATCACCGCGAGATTAGTTGATAAGTTATCTTCTCCGACTAAAATACTATCTTCGACGTCAGTCCAATACATTTGAACTTCATCTAAATATTTAGCCTGATCAATAACTGTTGCCATAGTGTCCTGACTATCTTTACACCATGTGTAATACTTCTTATGGGCTTGTATGACATCTTCTTTTGAAGATTGATAGTTCATAAGAATTTGCCATTGCCAATCCTGAACTCCATAAGCGCGAGTATGACAACCGCCTGTATTTACAACTTCCAATCCAAATGGATTTACTTTATCATTACCACCGTAGCCAAAATTAAACTGATCAAAATTATCTTTTAACCAGCCTTCATTTTTACTGCGGTCAGTATTTATAGTGGGATTATTGACACCACCTTGACGACTATATTCAGTTTCGACAAAAGGATTTAATTTATTCGCCATGAGTTTATCATGATTTAAAGCACATGATAAATCTGACGGTAAATTAAAATCAATCCTCACTTCATCACCAGCGTCAGACTGAATATTTTTCATGGTGAAGCAATTATCATTCATAGTAAAATCTCTGCTATGATAATCACCTCGCCCATTATATTTTCTCATTACATCACGATCAGCTTTCGGATATCTTTTTTCAACCTCAGCTTCTATGATTTGATGAGCGTCATCTTGCGCTCGATACATACGAGTTATGGCGGTGAGTAAATCATCTTTTAGCTCACTAGGAGTTTGATTTACTACTCGCCAATGCTCTTTTTTGAGCGTCGCTCTTTTAGAGTTATTTAATCGTAGTCTATTATCTGTCATAGTTTACTCCTTACAGATTGTGTAAATTTGGAATTGAGTTTATATGTTCGTTTCTCTCTTCCATGAAAGTATAAAGGCAATCTAATTTACAAAACATTCCGATTGCCCTCTCATTGGGTGGTACATTCCACTCAACTTTTTTTTCGCTCTCGTTGTATCTAGGATTATATTCGCTGGGAATAGATTTGATTACATTGTCTTTTGCAATCTTACCTGATCTCTTAAAAACATAATTACCGTCACGCCAAGACCGTTTTCCGCCATAGCCATATTGACCGACAGAACTTCCGCAAGTCTTACAACATCTAGTCATTTTGATATTTCCTTTCTTAATAATAAGAAAATATAAATTATTAGGATAAGAAGTCAAGAATTAAAAAAGGGGTGAGAACAAATAAACTCACCCCTCTTCTCGCGGTCATAAGATTTGCGAAGATCAAGAAAGGTTGACCGCGAAACTTTTAAATATTACTCGTAGTCCTCCATAGGTCTTTTAGCTACTTCCATTGTAGCGGTATCAGTACGAATAATATAATGACCATTATCACTATTATCACCGTCATTTTTATCCTTTCCGAAGTAATAAGATGAAGATAATAAATTTTCATCTGTTTTCATTCTTCCTATTTCGCCACCACGAATATACTGACGATCAATTTTATTTCTTCCAATGAAGTCTAAAAATTGTGTCATCATCACTCTAGCCTCATGTCTTGTAATGGGATCACTCCAATTACTTTCTGCTTTGTTTCGATCTTTAAAATCTTTAAACCAATTCAAAGCAAAGTTAGGAAATTCAGTACCACCCCAATGATTAAATAAGGCAATACTTTCTTCACCGTCACTATCTTTAAATGATATACTTACTCTATCACCCATATTTTATTCCTTTCTTTTTGGCGAGGGATACAGGAAAATCCCAGTTTATCCCCCTCGCTAATTTTAATATAATCATCTCCTATAAAATTGCAAGTAGTTAATAAAAATAATTTGACAATAATATAAAGTCCTATAAATTTGAGACCAGTTATATAAGGAGTAAAATTATGAGCAAATTTAAAGATTGGGTTATGGACGAGCAACAGAAAGAAGAGGAACTCGAACATATACAAGAAGAACTAGAAATAATGACCGTCAATGATTTTTGTAATTTAGTTGATGAGTATAGTCTTGATATAGAAGTTATCGACAATATATTTTGGGAACTGCGAGATAAACTTTATGAGGAAAGGAATAAGAAATGAGAAAAAATCTAACTATTGAAGAGATAGACAAAAAAATTTGGGATATAGAAAGTTTATACTACAATGGACACAAAGCAAATTCAGAAGAAATGTTATCTTGGGATTTGCGAGACAGAAGGTACTTAGGAAAATTATATAAACTGAGACGAAAAAGAGAAGAGGAACAAAAAGAGGGAGTTAATGAAAGTGAACAGTAGGATAGAGGACATCATACAGGACATACGAGATTTAAGAGATGATAAATCTCATGTATGCCCGAACAACAAAGACGATCAGTTAGAATGCACCTGCATTAAGTATGATCGTGTCATTGATAAGTTAGAGGATTTGTATAGAATGATGATAGCTCAGGGCTTCATCAACTAATGAAAAGCAAATATTCTTACGATCAAGTTTTACCAGATTACATCATCAACAAAACTAACGGTGAGAAGTTAGTCAAGCGAAAATGTTTTCATTGCAATAAAGAATCAATGATGACTAAGTTTCAGCGGTGGTGTTCTGCTCATTGTAAGCACATGGCTACACAAGATTATGATAGCTACACACAAGACGATTATAAGGTTAGTAAATGATTAAACTTTTACTTACTTGGTTCTTTTTATTTTATGTTATAGCTAATCTTGAGTCTGCGTATCATCATGGTCGATTACTTTTACTTCTAAACCAATAGACTCACCGTTAACAATATTGTGATCTCTAATCTCTTTTAGCTTGGCTTCCAACTCAGGTCTAGTCATGTTATCGAGAGAGGCGGTCACAACTTCTTTACGGTCAATATAAAAACCAGCTAACTGACCACGACGATACTCTGCCTGAACGGCTGGGCCTAACTGACCATTAGCAACAGCTTGTTCTCTTAGTCTTGACAGCTCACGCTGGTGAGTGACAAAAGTAATCTTACTCGCTTCTGCATACTCTCGCTGTAACTCTTCAATGGCTTTGACAACATTAGGAAAGTATTTAGGGTTTCTTAAATTACAAGCTTGAGATACTGCTGAACGCTCAGAATATCCAGCTTGTCTTGCACATTCTGTGGCGGTCAAACGACCATTCTCTTTTACAAATATCTCAACAAATCTCTTTTGTTTAGGTGATAGCTCACCATTTTTTATTCTAGGCATTTTTTTACTTTAATACACTTTTTCAATTCTGTATTCC